CGAAATGTCTTGGAGCGCTGTAAGCGGTATCCCCATGCCCTCAGCCGCCTCTTCGACGGTCGTCATCTCGGTCGCCTGAGCAGCGAGCACCTCTCGGTCCAGCCCAGGCTCAACATCGCCGACGTACAGGATCGGCTCCGAGACAGCCGATTCCGAGGCCCCCACTCCGAGAGTGCTTGACGACTGTTCGCCAGACTGTGCTGTGCATCCACATGCGAACACAGCCAAAGTAGAGAACAGACATGCTGCAAGAACTTGTCGTTTCATCACTGTTGCCCCCCTAGTAGTCCAAGTGGTACCAATGCGACGCAGAGTAGTACCCCCACTTGGTGGGCGTGATACCTCTGGCTATCTCCTGACAGTTGTTCCAGTACGACCAGGTACCGGTGTTGCTTTTGATCTTCAGGTCGCGGAACGAACTCCGCATGTCATCGCTGGAGTAATACCGTTCGGAAGAACACAGGGCCTTCGCGTGCGTCATGGGGAGCCAGACCGACTTCATGAGACTCCCGTTGTAAGCCATGCGCCAGGTGTCTCCCGAATCGTTCTGCATGTCCCAGTTGTTGATTTCGAAGTAGACGTACTGGCCGGATGAGACTGAAGCGACCTCAAGCTGATCCCAGTCTACGAAACCGTAGGACGTCTTGTTGTACTGCCAGAAGACTCTCGCGCTCAGGCCGTTGCGTTTCACCAGTCCTGACTCAGCGTGAATGTAGTTGTGAGTCACGCTGTCAAACAGCCCGTCGCTCGGATACGGATTGTAGTCTTGGTGATGCGCATAGATGGAACTGACATGCCTCGCAGTGGAGTTCGGGTACACGTACCATGGGTACACCCAGTTGCTCACGGCAACGCCTCGTTCAGCGTACGGTGCCTCATAGCGTACGTTTCCGGTTAGCGCATAGCATGGCGTTGCGCTGACCAGTACGATGAGCGCGACGAACAGCTGTGCGCGGGCGAAACGGCTCCACCCTTGACTGCGCCTCTGATGTTCAATCATACGTTCCCCCATTCTTTGGACCGCGTGCGTTGCTCGCGGTTGTCCCGCGCTTTCCGCCGGACGCGGGTCGAGAAGCGCCTGGCGGGGGCCTGGTACGTCCACGAACAGCACCAACTAATCTCGCACGTCCCCACGAGTCGGTGCGCCGTGACCTCCTCTCGGTGTTGCGCCCATGGGTCTTCGTGCAAGCGCATGAGAGCATGTTGAGACGTAGGTCTAAACAGAATCTAAACCCGCAGCTCGCGTTAGGTGTTGCGACAGCCCGCCAGCGCACGAAGTAGTGTTCCTCGGGAGCAGTCTCGCAATCGCGAGGCACGGGAATCCCCGGGGGCTCGTACGGGCAACTCGAGACGTAGGAGGCAACGTCGCGTCGAAGACTTGCGACCGAGACTGGACAGGAAACGCAGGTCTTTCGCGTTCGTCCAACCCCTGATTACGCAGACTGGATAACAAGACATCGCACAGAGGAACATGGCAGGACAGATACCGCGAATATGTAGTCTTCTCAGGCTCTTTGGCCTCATCGACAGCCTCAAACGCGAACACGTAGCGTTTCTCGCGGAGAAACGCTACATCGGGCCTATCGCAGGACAGAAACCCCGGTCGACGCGATAACCGTGTTCACGAAATACCGAGTCGCATCCATCGCATGGTCATTCTGCTTGAGAGGGACATCCTCTCCCCTCTCCACGGCTCGCTCATCCCAAACGTAGCTGTGGAATTCCTTGACCGTCTCCACGCACGAATCACTGAAGACCAGTTTGCCGCTGTTGAGTACGGTTGCGACGTTGCGAATGCCAGAGAGCACCGAGTTCTTGCCTTTGCGTACATGGAACCGACCCTTGGATCGGATCGTCGTGATGAACGATGCCGCGGAAGGATCCACGATGATCGTCTGCACGGGCAGATCGCCAATGAACTCGACCAGGTCAACGTAGTACTCCTCGTCAGTCTTCTGGGCCCCGCTCGCCCGACCGTCGTAGTAGAGCTCCCCCAGGCAAACCCACGTGCCCTTGTGAGCACCGTTTGCCGCCAATCCGAAGAGCAACGCTACGAACGGGTTCTGGGTTCCGTAGTCACACGCCACGTAGTACGCGCTACAGGCCACGTCGCGGCCCACAGACGCCACATGCACCTCCTCATCGAACATGTCGTAGATGACGCCCTCTGCGCGCACCCAGCGGCCAAGCACATAGCGCTGGAAGAACACGCCTGTGAACATGCGTTCGTAGCGAGTACGGATCTGTGGACTGAGCGTCAGGTTGTCGGCCATCGTGAACTTCAGGTAGAAGATGCGCTTCTGCACCGCCTTGTCGATGAACTCCACCTTGAAGAAGTGAAGTGGGCCTCTCGGGTTGCAGTTCAGCCAAATGCGAGCCCCGTCGACCGAACACCGTCCAATCATCTGGTCCAGAAACGACCGCGGGAAGAGCGCACAGTCATCGCCAAGTGCACCGGCAGCTGTCATGCCCTGAAGCACATCCTGCGCAGCCTCTGAGCTCGCCCCGAACATGTGGTAGCGGTTGGTCCCTATCGTAATCACATGCTCTGAGCGGTTGTACCGATAGGGCAATCCCCAGGTCTCGAGAATCGAGATCATCGGTGAGATGAGGTTTCGTTTCAGAGCGCCGACCGTCTTGCCAGCCAGGATGAAATCCTGGTCGTGGAACTCGGACAAAGACCACGTCAGAAAGCCGCATAGCATCGCAATCGTCTTGCCTGAACGTATTGCTCCGTCGGCGATGACAACGTCCTTGTCGATATGCGGAGATCCCGGCCTCCACCAATGAAGCAGCTGTCGCTGTTTGCGCGAGAAGCGCTTGAATGAGAACACCTATTCTTCCTCCGAGTCTTCATCATCTGAGCCAAACATCTCCGTGAGTTCAGCGTCGGTGAGCTTGACGGAATGAAGCCAGGCCGCGAGCGCTTCCTGGTTGACCCCCGGCGGGAGATCGTGCCTATCTCGCCACTGACCGGGCTTCCGGTTCTTCAGCCAGTAGATGCATGCGGTCACGTCAGGAGGTAGGTTTCGCGTTGTCTTGATGACCCTGCCGCCCTTCTGCGGTCTACCGTACTCGTCAGCTTTCGCCTCTAGGCGGGTGTCGGTGCACGTGAACCCGACTGCCCGCCGTAGCAGACTGTCTTCGACGCGAGCATCAACCACTGCCTTTCCTTCGTTTAGGGCCTCTCGAAACTCCGGGTGCTCATTCTTCCAGCGACTAAGTGTTGCAACGCCGACCGGTGGTTCGAGACGCTTAGCGATTTCCTCGTCCGTGTGCCCTTCTCTCGCGAGGGCCCGGGCAAGCACGGGAGTTATGAGGGGATCGTACTTACTCGGGCGCGCCATTGGGCTCCACCCTTCCGTTCGAATCAAGAACCGCCTTCTGTCCGGTGAGGTTCTCCCAACGCGCCACGATTACATCGCAGTAGCCGGGATCAAGCTCGAGCCCGTAGCAGATGCGTCCGAGCTGCTCGGCCGCGATGAGCGTGGTCCCAGACCCCAGGAACGGATCGAGGATGATGCTCTTGAGCGTTGAGGAGTTCGTTAGCGCACGACCTACGAGCGCAACTGGCTTCATGGTCGGGTGCTCTTCGCTTCTCTTGGGGCGAGGAACCTCCCACACGTCATCAAGATCCCGACGTGCGCAGAAGGATGACTTGGTGCCTTCCGCCCAGCCGTACCAGATGGGCTCATATCTCCGGTGGTACTTGGAGCGCCCAAGTACGAAGCTGTCCTTCACCCAAATCACGGTGGCGGACCAGTGGAAGCCATGCGCCCGCAGCGTTGCGTCGAGGCGGGGCCATTCGGAGGCGCCCAGGACGCAGTACACGTCCCCCCTCACGTGCGGGGAGACTGCGAGCACAAAGCCATCCAGGAAGCGCTGGAACTCCTCTGCGGGCAGGCTGTCATTGGCAAGACCCTGGCGCTGACGATGCTTCGGGTTGCTGTCCTGTCCGATTCCTACGTTCCAGGGCGGATCAGTGAACATCATGGATGCGGACTGGCCGGCCATGAGCCGTTCCACGTCCTCGGCGTCCGTCGCATCCCCACACAGCAATCTGTGCTCGCCGAGCAACCACATATCCCCGGTCTGCGTGACCGGGTCCACCGGTACCTCGGGTACGTCATCCTCTTCGAGCTCCGCCTCAGCATCCGCGAAGGTGGTCATCAGGCGCTCAAGGTTCTCGAAGTCGAAACCGGTCAACTCCATGTCGAAGTCTCCGGTGTCGAGTTCCTGCAGCAGATCCAGGAGCATCGGCATGTCGGGTTCCGCCAACTCTGCGATGCGATTGTCGGCGATGAGATCGGCCCACTCGGTAGCCTCAGACTCGTAGTCTTGGAAGTCCACCGGCACGGTATCGAGCCCAAGCAGCTGAGCCGCCATGAGTCTTCCGTGACCTCTGACCACGAAGCCGCTCCGCTTGCTGACCGTGATCGGTGCCCTCCAGCCCTGAGAGCCGATGATCTTGGCGAGCAGCACTATCTGCTCGGGAGGATGGGTGTTGGGATTGCGAGGATTGCCGATGACTTGCTCGATCGGTGCGAGCTCATCATGTGCGCAGAAGACCTCGGCGCTGCCGTTGTAGTTGTCCGGCATGTTCACTCCTTGCGGTGCTCCAGCCTTGGCAGGCTTGTGTCGTTTGTTCATGACAGCCTCGGTCCGGGGGTCGACTCCAACTCAGGCTGCACAGGTGTCAGAAGCGTCAGTCCCGTCAGATCAGTACCTTGAGCTGCGCTTTCGTTGGGACGGATTGCGTCGTTCTGACAGGTTGAACCGTCAGAGGATTCCGACGTGTCAACGAGTCTCCCCTGCTCAGGAGGTTTCTCTGACGTCTCTGACGGTTCTGACGTTAGGTAACGCGAGAATGGATCCGCGAGGTCGCCTGCATGGTAGCCTCTCTCGGTGCCACTGGGATTTCGGCGCGGCTTCACGCCAAACTCGCTCAGCCGCATCGCCAAACGCCGACCGGACAGGCCCTGCTCGGCCCACGGGGCATCCTCGATTGCGCAGAGGCGGGCGAGTGCGTGGGAGGTCGAGGGGAACGTCGAGTCCCCAAGGACTTGCCTGATATCGGCCAAGAGGCGCACATCGAGTGACTGATCTGCCGCGTCATCCGCCGTCTCGCGGCTCAAGTGCACTGCCGCTCTCCGAGCCCTCTCCGGCCATTCGCCTCCCGCGGCATCGGCAATGGCCAGAAGTGGCTCCCATGCGTCTGCCGCTCGATCCTCCAGCGAATCCGGCACGGGGGGCTCATCGGCAAGTTGGGCACTCGAGACCCACGACGCCAGAGTCTTGCCTAGCTCTTCAACGAGCGGAAGATCTGTTCTCAGACGAAACTTGGCGACCTCTTCGCTGGCAAGGCGTCGACGCATCGTGATGTTGATAGCGCGGTCCTCAATTGTCGCAGGCAGACGACCGATGCCCGCAATAGCTGCGAAGGCGAACGTCGAGAACTTCTGAACGGTGTGCTTCGGCCCAACGCATCGGTACGTGGGGGATCCTTGACGGAACCCGTTGTTGAGGGCCGCCACGAGGTCGGCGTTCTGTTCGTCTTTTCGGGCGCTGCCGAAGATCTGGTCCGCCTCATCAAGGAACAGCGTCGGCGGGCGTTCACCAGCGGACTCGATGGTGCGGTAGAGAGCGGGCGCACTCACGCTCGTGGTCTGCATCGCCTCGTGCGACAGAGGAGCAAGCACTTCCATGAGTCTCGACTTGCCACAGCGCTTCAGAGGACTGTGAATCGCCAAGCGCGTCGCGTGATCGAAGCGGTCAACAGCGTGCGTTGCGGCAACCCAGAGAACGACAGCAATGAAGGCGTCTTCAGACGGTAGGATCACATATCGCTCGATTGTGTTGCGCACCGTGTTAAGCAGTGCCGCGCCGTTGAGGATCGCAGCCGCTAAGCCCGACTCGCTGACAGTCACAGCATGGAACTCCCCTTCAGACAGGCAACCGGAACTCATGAACACCGCCTCTTGCTGCGAGAGAGGAGCTCTCGTTCAATTGCCCTTGCTCGATTGAACAGCCACTCGTCTGCGCGCAGAGATGAGCAGATGTCACCGGTGTGTACGTACAGCCTCAGCTTGTGGGCGACCACATATGCGCGCTTCACCCGAGACAACTCGACGCGAAGGTCTTCAGTGTCCATCTCTGGAATGTCGAGGTTGTACGTGCGGCGCCAGTCGTCCTCGCTCTCGAGGAGATTGGGCAGCTGGTATCCGTCAACGCGTCGCGGTGTCATCACGAGCACCCACCGCAGTCGCTTGTCGGCTGCTGATCTACGGCAACCGCTGTGTCTACGGTGGCCGACGCTTCGATTGTGTAAGGAATTCCATAGCGTTGGAGAAGTGGCAGCATAAGAACCCACCTGCTCGAATCAGGCCCGACCATGGGCCACCCGTCGGCCTCAGCCAGGCGGTAGGCGCTCGAACGACTCAGTCCACCGACAATGGTTCCAGCGCGCGGGATTCTCTCCAGTGCATTCACGCGCACACCCAGAATGGTGATGCTCGGAGCAGTGTTAGAAGTACTCATTCCTGGTTCTCCTCTATTGACTCGGTGTCATCTAGTCGTGGTACAGTCTTAACTGCTTATACTGTTCCACCTGGCTGGATTGTCGCCCGAGTGGTCCCAACCAAATAACCCCAAGCAACGCGGTACCTATCTGTCCCGTAGAGAGGAAGTTCAGTGGCAAGACGCAGGAAGCCTGATCTTGCGCTGGCAGCACTCGCAGCCATTCAGGCAGCAGAAATCGAGGATGCTGCAAACGAGTTCAGGGATGTGTGGATGGAGGGAGAGGTGCTCCCGGATTGGCCGACGGCCGTCATCTGGCTTCGGAGTCAGCGGCCCCCGGAGCCGGAGGTGGGGAAACCCTTCGACCTCGAAGTCTTCTACGTACTCGACGAAGACGGGACACCAATCGACAAGATCTTCGCCGATTCGACTTCCGTATTCGGCGATCTGGATCGGGTGTGCCGTCGGTCTGCCGAGTCATATGCTTGGAGCAACATCGAAACCCAGCAATTCGTGCTCCTCGGACGCATCCCTGAACTGAAGGCCGTTCGAGCGAACACAACCTACAAGGTCTTGCTCGGGGCTGTCCTCACCCCTGGCAGGAGCCCTTGGGCGGCGGAGGTAATCCTGACTTGTCGCCCCCAGGCGACGAAGGAGGAGGTTGCCGAATGCTATCAAGCGGCGCGCATCGAGATGCTGGAGGGTGCCCTGGGGCGGAGGTTGGGGGCGCGCAACCGCGCGATTACTGAACCGCGTACTCGCGACCTAGCCGTTCTGGGGGCCCGGGTTTGGTCTGGCGAGTTTGCGTCGCTGGAATCAGTGTTCGAAGCACACCTTGAGGAATACCCCACCGAAACAAACCTGCCCATGAAGACTTTCAAGCGTGATCTGAAATGGTCGTTCATGCGTGTGACAGGTTATCCGCTCAATCTATCCCGACTCCGGGCCTCGCACATTGAAGCAGACATGAATGGGGCCGACCAGGAATGACGAATCAAGACGGCATCCTGAAGGTCGGTCCACAGCACTACCGCGTATTCATTGAGCTGCCCCCGAAAGCCGACGGAAAGAGGCGGCGTGAATCGCGCACGGTCCGTGGTTCCCTTCAGGAAGCAAAGGACCTTCGGGCGATCATGGCCGCCGACAAGTCACGTGGCGGGTATGTTGGCAGATCCGAGCAGCGACTAGCTGACTACCTGGAGTCCTGGCTCACGTGGAAGGAGTCCCGTGTCTCGGGACGGACCTGGAATCGCTATGCTTCGCTTCTGCGTAGCTCCATCATCCCGGCCCTCGGACACCTGCGCCTCCAGGAACTCACACCGCAGCACCTCGACGAGTTCTACGCCAACAGCCTCAAGGCGGAGCCCGGGCAGCGAAAGGGCTCAAAGCTCTCCCCGACAACCGTGCATCACCGTCACGTCGCGCTGAAGATGGCCTTGAAACGGGCTGTAGAGCTCGGCATCCTCGTGAAGAACCCTGCGGACTTCACGCTGCCTCCCCGAGTGAACCGACCTCAGATGCGTGTGCTAGATGAGGCGGAGACCGCAAAGCTCATCGGAGCGCTTGTGGGGACGCGGGCAGAACTAGTCGGCCACCTTGCCCTGATGACCGGGGCTCGCTTGGGAGAACTGCTCGCCCTTAGATGGTGTGATCTCGATCTAGCTGGACAAGTGATGTACGTCCGCCAGTCGCTTGTCGAAAACGTCGATAGCAGGGGTGCGCCGACGTGGTGCTCCTTCAAGGAGCCCAAGTCAGGCAAGGGAAGAAGTGTCGACCTGGATGCGGGGACCGTCGCTCGACTGAAGGCGCACCGCAAGTCCCAGAGTGAGGAGAAGCTCCGCCTCGGCCTGGCATGGACCGACCTCGACCTGGTGATCACCAATGCTGTGGGCGAACCCGTGCGACCCTCAACCGCCTCGACGCATTTCCGAGCAGTGGCGCACGCCATGGGATTCGAACGCCTGCGGTTTCACGACTGCCGCCATACCCACGCGACGATCCTTCTCAAGACCGGCGTTCCGCCACACGTCGTCTCCCAGCGACTTGGTCACGCATCCGTTGCGTTCACACTCGAAGTCTACAGCTGGGTGCTCCCGGGCCAGCAGCGAGCAGCAGCTGACGGATTCGCCGCCGCAGTCGCGGCACAGTAGCACTCAACGGTCTCCAAGCGCCGCACTTCGCGGGTATCCATAATGCCACCCGTCGCCATTCTGTGCCCGTTCGTCGCACCCAGTCTCATCGCGTCCGTGGCACACATGGCACGCGAATGGCACACTTTCGCCCCCTCGACCGTTCGTCGGCGAAAGCGTCAAAGCCCATAAACGCAGGTAGACCCCCCTGTTTGCACAGAGAGGTCTACCGAAATCTTGGTGCCCCCAAGGGAATTCGAATCCTGATTGTGCTTGTGACTATTGGGACTCGTTGGGACTCGTTGGTACAGCGGAGCTGCGGCGAGTCCCAATAGGTACCAACGAGTACCAACAGTCACCATGTATTTGGGCACCAAATCGGGCACCAAATCCGGGGGGCAAGTCGCGGGCGGCCGCAGTGGAGTTCGGGCGCGCGAGCAAGCGCGTAGTCCCGGTGCGCAAGGAACCGCAATCGCCTCGCCCTCTGACCATCAGTCAGCGACATATTGAACGCCGCGCATGCGTCCGGGGCGGTACAATCGGCAAGCCGCCCGGGCCGCAGGGATCAAGTCAACATGAACCAGGGGGCAATCAGAAACGAGAGGTCGCAGGCAGATGGAGCCAGACGAATGACCAAGAAGATCCGCGTGTTCGTGAGCTCTGTCCAGAAGGAGCTCGAAGAC